AGTCGTAACACCAACATATCCACCACCACCAATTGTCTTAACTGCAGTGGCGGTTGCTGACACAAAGGTATGAGCATAAACATCACCTGGATTAGACGCACCAACATTAACTTGGAATGTATTTGCAGTTACGTTGCTTACTGTTAAATATTGATTTGCTGCAGGGTCTGTTGCACGAGGATAACAATGTGTTGAATTATTACTATCTTTTGTGCAAGTAAAGCATATTGAACCTGTTTCTAAAATAACAGCATCACCATTTACCAACCCGTGATTTGCAATTGTTATTGTAGAAATACCAGTCACACCATCGTAAGTAGCATTAGTAGGTTGTCCAACAACAGTCTTAGGACATCTAAATTCTAAACCCTTTAATTGAACTGTATTAGGTCTATTCAATGCAAAACCATGAACTTTATCAGTTGTTACTGTAATGATGCCTGTAATATTATCATAAGCAGCAGTGCTAATTCCATAATTAACACCTGAAGTAGTTGCGATACCAACAACACTTGTAATCGCACCTGCAGAGTTCTTGAATAATGATGCCTTTGCACCGACTAATGGAGCATATCCAAGACCAGGTGTAGAACCAAGTGATACAATCAAACCACCTCTTGGAACTTGGTTTTGATTGATATCAGAGTCAGATACTATAAACTGACCATTTTCCGATGTAATACCTGTAAATTGTACAGTTGATACACCTGCAGTCGTATCAGCAATGAACTGATAATTATTACCTTCATTGTTTGTAGTTAATGGTGTTTGGAATATACCATTGATGAATAATACACCATTGCCAGTGCTTATACCTGCTGCAGTATTTGCACCACCCACTGTTAAACTATATGTTTTTCCAATACCAGTAAAGTCATCTGATATGTCATCAAACAACATATTAGTAGTATAATCACTTCTTAAGAATGTTCTTCCACTAAATTCTGCTTTTACAAATGGTAAATTTGTTTCTGTTCTTCTTGACCTTGTATTTCCTTTAGGTGGTTCAATGAAATATATGGAACTGTCAACAATATTGAAAGATCCTCTATGAACTCTTACTGTATCACTTGCAGAATGAGGTGTTGCACCAATACCCAAAACTCCTCTCTCAACTTTAACAACAGGTAAAGTTGAAATACCAAGAGAAACATCTGTTGCGTCATTGATTGTACCTGTTGGTAAACTAGAGAAACCAACCTGCTCAATCTTCATATATTCATCATTTACCTTAAGAACATCACTTGGTTGAATTGATCCTATGCCACTTAAAACAAATTGAGTTTCTGTTGCATTTATCGCTGAGTCTAAAGTATGAGAAATTGATGTAAATGTAATTGGTTGCTGAACAACACCATCTAACCCAATCATGGTTTTTGTAAGTTGTTTGCTCATTGCCAACTTATGTGCATTTCCTGATCCTAAACCAGTAAATGTAATCGCAGCTCCTGCAGATACGTATTCTGGTCTAGAGAATAATTGGAATTTATTTGCATCAATAACTTTTGCATATACTGTAGAAGGTAATATTGTTGTAACAACTCCAGCAGTATTAGCTGTTGAACCAATTGATAATGCAGATGCACCTATACCAATAAATGTACTATCAAATGAGTATGTGAGTTCCTCATTCGTATTATAAAAATGATTTGGTATTGTAAATATTCCAGTTGTAGTGCTTATTATCCCTGAAGATGGATTAAATGTTTTAGTGTAAATTGGAGTCCCTTCAAATTTAAGATCAAATTTTGTCTTATTCGCTCTTCTACCCTCTAATCCATCATATGTTGATAAGAATACTTGTTGTGACGCTCTACCATAATTTAATTTTGGGGGACTATTATCAAAATCATTTTCTGTGTAGAATATTTGATTATATGATTGAACCTCTACTAATGATGTAAACTCCGCATCTGGATAAAAACGTAAGTTTATATTATTTCCAGATATTTCACCACCAAATGTTCCGATGCCTGTAGTTGAACCTGTTGAAACAAATGGATATTGGACTGTAAGAATATCATCTGCATCTCTAATCGAAACTATCTGATGAACAGCTGAAGTTTCACCACTTGAAACTCTTACAAATGATTTAACTGAACTGTCAAGATTTTTGTCTAAAGTTGCATAAGTTATTGTACTTGCTGTTCCCGTTGCATATCCAGATTCTAATCTTACACTTCTCTCTGCTCCTGCTGGTTGACCTGAAACAGAAAAACGATGTGTACCTATACCTGCACTTGTTGACCCTAATCCCACAACGTTTGCTCTTACTTCTAATGTACCACCTACATTATTTTCAATTTGCAATCTGATGAAATCATCTTCAGCTGTAGCAGTAATAATACCTATTGAACTCTGGCTACTTGATAAATTTTTGTCAACATATATTTCTGATATAGTCAAATTATCATTGTCATCTTTATCAATAATAACTTCATTATAATTAACATCTTTGCTGACACTATCTTCAACGTAGATGTTTGCATATAAAGCATTGAAATTTTCTTCACCAAACTGAGCGATTATTGAGGTTGTACCAGAACCAACAACAGATACAACAGAACCAACCTGTTGGACTTGACCAATCTGATTAGTACCAATACCAGTTACATCTGAATTAAAATCAATTTTTAGAACTTTTATATCATGATCCTTTGTAAATTTCTCAGTTGGTTCAAACAATAAATTTTTCGTACCATCACTTGTAATTTCAGTTTTTAAATCACCTAACTTAACTGTTGTAAAATCAGTCGTTTTCTCAAATAAAATTACATCATCTTCATCAGTTAATACAACCACTTCGCTGAACTGAGTGTCAAAAGTATCAGGATCAACTATCTGTATCAAATAATTACCAAAATCTGCTGTTAGTGGTTCTATTACACTATCATTAGCAGAAAAACCAACACTAGAAAATTCAGAACTAATATCATCATGTATTAAAACTCTATTACTAATACATCTTGAGAAATCTGTTAGAACTTTATTAGTAAATTGTAAATTTTTTGACTTATTTCCTAAAGTATCAAAATCTTTAACAAAATCGAAATTGTTTATTGCATCAACTCTATTTTCTTCATTTAATACATCAAGTATAATTGTTGAAAGAGAACTACCAGTAGATCCTACTCCTACTTTTATATTTCTTTCTATAGATGTGTCAGCAAAGTTTTTAAGTCCAGCTGGATGTAGCAAACGATTCAGAGGATTTACAAATTTATCCCACTCAACTGTGCTCTTGACTGAATATGATAAATTTTGATAGTAATCATTATCTGCGATTACTTGATAGTCTTCACTTAATTTTCCAGTATTATCTAACCACCCATATTCTTGTCTACTTGAGAAATCAATTTTATATCTAGCCTTATTATCAGATATTGAAATAATTTCAGCAGAAACACCACTTATGGTTCCTGTTATTCTATCACCTTTTTTAATATTGAACAATCCATCGATTTTTATATAATCATCTCTTATCTCTACAACTTTAAGATCTGTTCTCTGATTTCCGACATTAAGTTTTTCATTTATTTCAAAGACACCTCTTGTTTGTTTTGTCCTTATATCTGGATAATTTTTTTTGTTTATTAATGTTGCATATCCTGATTGGAAGGTTTTTGCAATGCCTGGATTTGTAGTAAACCCTGCTAAATTAAAAACTAATTGCGATGGAGTTCCTGCGATGTAATCTTGAACATCAAAAAACTCATAATTATGATTTTCAGAATTAAATCCATCTCCAGTGACCGTTGTATTAGTTGTTATGCCACCCTGTGTAGCACCTATACCTGCCTCTCCTATGCGTAATATGCCTTCAACAAATATTTCATCCCCTATCGCAAATGGTTCGTTTACAAATCCATTTGTAGGTGTCTCAAGGAAACATGTAACAACACCAGCATTAGGATATGTTGATGTCATTATAGAATTAATACCAACACCATTTGAATTATTAATTGCTACTACTTTATGACTTAGTGAATCTAATCCATTGATTGGTGCTATTAAATTAACTTCTGATATTGTTTGATTAGGAGCAATTGCTTCTAAAGATGAATCATCAACAACAACATTAGAAACAGGATTGAAAACTAATAAATTAGGTGCACTTGAATAATTACTACCACCACTTACAATCTCAACTTGATTGATAACATCTAAATTATCAATCGCAACTATTGGGGGAACAAATGCCTCTGGACTTAAAGTTTTATCTGCTGAATACTCATATCCAATATCAATAATTCTTACTTTGTTTATTTTTCCTACATCATTAGATGTTACTTTAATATTAGCACCTGTACCATTTGTGCTTGATACTGAATTAAATAATGGTAATTTTTTATAATTGTATCCAGATGATAATATTTTAAATTCCTTTATGGTACCTATAACATTTTTAGATTTTGTTGAGTATTCTAATTTGTCACAATCTGTTTCATTGTAACTTAAAAATTCAGGGACAGACGGTGAAATATTAAATGTATCAGAAGTTACGCCCGATATTTTATATTCTCCATTGTATATGCTATCGACAAATACTATCTCACTATAATTTTGAACTTCTGTGTCAGCAGTGCTAATATATCCACCCTTTGATAAACCATAATATAATTTTTCAGGTGTAGATGTAGAATGTTGAACTGTTAAAGCAGCACCGACAATTGGTCTATCTGGAGATGTTCCGATACCTATTGTACCAACTCCTACAACATTAAAATCTGTAGAGTCTTGTGAACTTAAATATTCATTTGTTAAATCTTGATCATAGAATAATTTGAAATCAAAATCTGCTAATGAGGTGCTAGATAATCCAAATGTTAATTTTTGATTTTTTACAACTGTAATTCGAGGATTGATTGGTGATATTGACTGATTAGCACCTCCAGTATTTGCTGTTATAGAAACAGTCGTGATAGGACTTATAGTAACATCACTTAAAGTTTCTCCCAATTGAAAATACCTATCACTTACTTTATAAACAAAATATGTTCCTGTTGATAAACCAGTAGCAGATCCATCATATAAAACTTTATCTCCAGTCTTAAATCCATGACCTTGAATATCAATTCTATTTTCTTCAACATCTGAATTTGAAAATGTTATTGGATTTATTATTAATTTTTCAAATTCAGAATTATACCTGACTGAGATAGGATTTGTTGTACCAATACCAACAGAAATATTTGGTATTACATCCATTTTAACAATATCTCCATTTTGAAGATGATGAGTTGTTGTTCCAGCAGCTCCTATTTTTGTTATAACAGTTGTAATTACTTTATCAACATCACCAAGAACTTGATCATGTTGGGAAGTTAAATTATATAATCCTGATCCAATACCCGAAACTCCATTGCCTAAGAAATATAAACCATCACTTGTATTTGCTGCTCCTGCCCTTGTTGTTACTAATCCAATATGATTTTCATCTTTTTTAATAACATAAACATCACTAGATGTCTGACCAGTAAATGGTAATTCAAATGATCCTGAAGCACTGTTAGTAGTAGATACATCAAATTCTGCATTTGATACGTTTGGTCTCTCTAACGTCAATTTTTGACCTGTGACAAAAGGATGATTTGGAAGATAAATTGCCCTTTCTGGAATTGAAATTTGCTTTATTGTCTCTCCAACAACATAACTCGTTGAATACCCTACACCATCAGTACCAACACCAACAGACTCAACTCCATTAAAATAAATTATATCATTTACTTTTGATTCAAATTTTTCAGTTTTAACAGGGACAGTAAATCTATTATTCAATAAGTCTACATTTGAACCAAATGTATGTGCTACACCTGCATTTCTGTATACTCTAAGAATTTTATTTGTATCGTAAATGTTGAGAACTTTTAGTATTTCAGTGGATCCTCCAACACCAATTCTTATAGATCCTCCAACTGAGACAGTGCTTGGAATTTTATTTACAAATATATCCTGAATTACACCATTTACATTCCCTACAGTCATTGATTTACCCAATGAAACTGTTTCAGTATTAATTCCAATGGTAAATGAGTTTGTTAAATTTGGTATAGAAGTGCTTAATCCTGAAATAAAGACTGAGTCTTTATCATTCATTTCAATAAGTGGTAATAAGTTTACTTGAACTTCATCTTCACTATTCCATGTAAATACTGCGTTATTAAATCTTGTAAGTGTTGAGTTAATAGATGATATACCTATTCCAACGATTTCAGAGACTTCAGCATTGAAACCAGATCCTTCTGTATTTTCATGATTGAATGAAGTTAAATCACCAACTTTATATCCTTGACCACCATCTAAAATTACTATGTTATTAATACCACCCTTTGTAACTGACTCAATATTTGTTATTTGTCTTATGTACTCATTTGATTCTTCAAGAAAATCATAGTCAGCAAATTCCTCTGAAACATTATACGGTTTTGTGTTCCTTATCAAATTGGAATTATTAAAATCAAAATCATGATTTAAAATAAGATTATCATTTATAAGAGGTGATCTAAAAGTATTTCCAATAAAGTATGGATATTGACCAATCAATTTATTACTTAATGATACACCATTATTAGTAAATCCTGCTGTTGCTAATCCAACTGTACTAAAGTATGCATATATTCCATTAGGAAATTCAGGAGTTTTACAAAAACGACCATTATGAATATCTAAATCACCTGAACCATCGTAAAAATAATCACTAATGAAAAAACCTTCATTAAAACCAGTAGGTCTGTTGAAAACTTTTGATACGTCTTTTTTATATGAAGATGTTAAAATTTTAAGAGATGAGTTAATATTATCTGGATCTGAATAACCAAATGGTCCATATATTGGATTTCCATCATATGCCCAACCTATAATTGGTGAGTGAGCTGTAATTTTATCAAATTCACCATTTGTTTTTATATCAAATGTGTCTTCAAGATTTGTAGCGATATCTTGAGAGTAACCTAAAACCCCAAAACCTAGTGATGTTTCTCTTGATGTAAGATTAAAATCTCCAAATCTTTCATTACTATTAACAGTTAAAGACCTAACTCTTGCACCAAATAAACCATTTTTACCTTTTTCAGATGCACGTATTTCAGTGGTCAAACTACTATAGCCTATACCAGAGTTTATTATTACTGTATCTGTAAGAACTCCATTACTGATTACGGGTCTTACAATCGCTCCTGCACCTCCTCCAGATGATGATATAGTCAATTCTGGCAATGAATTATATTGTGATCCTTGATTGACCACAACTACATCTTCTATTTTACCATTACTAATAATTGGTTTTAGTTCTGCATCTTTACCACTCTCAATTGATATAGTTGGTTTTACCTGATGATTTAATATCGTTGATCCATAATGACTTCCCTTTTCATACAAATAAGCACCAGTAAATGATCCAGTAACAATTGGTGTAAAATTAATAGTACCAGTAACTGTTGAACCATAAGATACCTCAACATTTACTTTGATGTCTGGATATTTAAATGTTTGATATCCAGTTCCTGTTGAACCAAGACCAACAAAATTACCTCTTGTAAAGTTACTGGTAATAGTTGCACCAATACCAGCATCTGCTAATTTGAATGAATTATCATCAACTTTTATAACATAGTATGAAGATGTTGTTGTTAGACCTTGAATTGCTTGAGGAGTTGTAGAACCTAATCCAACAGTAGGTGAATACTCAATTATATCACCATGAGAAAATCCATGATTTACATAATTTATTGTATCAAATGAAGTTGAGATACCTGCTGGATCAACTCTTAATTTTCTATGTTGATAACCAGAACCACCATTTATAACTCTTACACTTAAAAGAGTATTTTTGGATTCTGTTCTAAATTTATGAATACCACTTGCTGCAGTATCTGTTGCTAAACCAACAGTATTAATACCTGCGATGCCCGTTAGAGCATCTGCTTTTGTATTAAATATTCTAACTGTTGATGTGTTAACAACTCTTACAAAATATGGATCACCATCTGAAAGAGTACCAGTTATTGTATTACTTACATCATAAGCATTACCTATTCCTATAGATGGATTTCCTTCATTTCT